GGTTTCGTGACGCAAGCGCGGCGCCTGGGGCAACCTAGGCGCCGTTGTTATTCGTCAATCGACAATCGATCAATGGGGGTAGGAAATTGGACAACGCACGACTGATGAGCATCGCTCTCGCGGCTGGAATCGTGTTCGCAGCATGGAAGTTCGGCAATGGCCCAGTCAAGGGCATGGCGCTGGGCGTGGCGGGTGTGATCGTCGCAAAGCAAGTGCCTTATGTGCAGGATGCGTTGATCTAGGCTTTCGCCAGGTCAAGCAATCGGCATAACTCAATCACATTGAAGGGCACACAATGATCAATCAGAAGCTCCCCAATTTTCTGCCCGTGGCGCCTGGGCAGAAGGCAATCCTGAAGGTTCCGCGTTTCAGCATGACGCTCACGCGGATTCAGTTGAAGCTCGCCGGCACGTTCACCAAGGCGCAGTGCACGGAAATCTGGGTCAAGATCGGATCGCGTGCCATTTGGGAGACTACGGGCGCAGATCTGGACCGGATGAACAACTACAAGGGCCTTTTCGCGGATGCGTTCCATCTGACGATTGACTTTACCGAAAGGGACGCTGAGGACATCATCGGAAAGGAAATCGGCGGCATTGACCTGGGCAAGCTCGCGGACGACCTGTATATAGAGGTCATGATTTCCGGCGCTGCCGTCGCTCCGCAACTGTCGGCCATCGCGTTCCTGACGCCACCGCAGGGTGACGACAAAGATCCGGCGCAGTTGATCAAGAAGCTGGTTCGGGTCACGACGCCGTCGCTCCCTTCGGGCCGTCAGGACATCAACTTCTCCGCGCAAGGGGCGTTGATCCAGCGGTGTTACATCAATTACACGGGCACGGACTGGACCACGTCGGCGGATGGCAATCTGCGCGATCTGCGCGTCAAGAAAAACGGCATCCCGATTCTCGACGACATCAACTGCTTCGAGGCGCGGTTCATGCAGCAGGAATACCGCAAGGTGCCGCAATCCCGGATGTATGTATGGGATGCCATCGTCGACAACAATCAGAGCGGCGCGGTCGTAACGGCGGATGCGAAATCGCTCCAGATTCAGCCGCTACTCAACGCGGGCGATACGCTCACGTGCTACTTCGAAATGTTGGACAAGCCTTACAACGTCTAGCGGTTAACGGCGGCATGCCCGCGTAATGCGGGCATCGGTCCATTTCAAGGGGTAGCGATGGGAGTCAATACGCAGATTTTCGACGACGGGTCGACGCTCGCATGGAGCGATGACTACGGATTCGTCCAGGCAACGCCATCAACGGATTTTCCGGTGAACGTGAACGCGTCGAACTGGCGACCGGGCGCGGTGTCGGCAGGAGCGGGTTCCTGGGATGATGTGCTCAAGTTCGGATTTTCTCGGGCCATCGACGCCAAGGTGCGCGGGATCGAGTTGCAAAACGCCATCCCGGTACGCGCGGGCTATGTCGTCAATCCGTTGCGCTCGCAGCACGGCGGAAGCAATGGATTTTTGCTGTTGCTGATCGGTGCGGCCGTCTTTATCGCAATGAGCAAGTGAGTTCGGGCCGATGTGGTCTGAACTCCTATCGGCAGCGTCGACCGTTCTAGGGCGCGGCGGCGGCGGATCAACGGCGACCGTATCGGGGGCGCCGAATTTCGTCGACGCATCATTCGATTCGTCGCAGTGGACTGTGGCCACGGGATCAAGTAGCGCGCGAGCGGAAAACTCGCGCGTTGACGTGCCGGTGGCGGCATCGGCCGCGCTGGCGGGGCAGTCGGCGGCGCCGTATGTCGGGGACGTGGGCGGCATGCAGTCGGCCGGGTTCGGTGGGCTCGATTTGGGCGGCATATGGCCCGTAATCCTGCTGGCGGCGGGGCTCGCGCTGGTCGTCAAAAAGGGCTAGGCGATGGGCCTATTCAGTAAGATTTTCGGCGGCGGGGATTCCACGTCCAGCACGACTACGTCGACGACCACGAATAACGCGGATCGGCGCTTCGTGGTCGATGCGGGGTCGGTCGGGCTGTCGGCAGAGGGCTCGACTGTCACGGTCAATTCGACAGATCGAGGCGCGGTTCAGTCGGCCTTCGATATGTCCGTGGCGTCCAGCAAGACAAGTGCCGCAACCATGCTCGGCGCTTTGGGGCTGGTGGCCGATTCGATGCAGTTTCAGCAGTCGCAGGTCACGCGAGCGGCGCAGGAAGCCGTAGCGGACGATGCGCCAAGCATTTTCGACGGGATCGAACCGGCGCATTGGGCGCTGATCGGGCTCGCGGTGTTCGGGGTCGTGTGGGTCATGGGAAGGCGATAAATGTACACGCATCGTTTCGTGGCGGTGGTGGGGCAAGAAACGGTCCTAAATGCGTCAGGGAAATACGTGCGCTATGTCTCGGTCGTGGCGGGGCAGGCGAATCCGCGTATCCGGCTGCGCTCGTCGAACAATGACGAAATAGACTTGATGCCGGGGCAAGCCATCACACTGGATCGGCGCTCGACGTATTTCAGGCTGATCAACGTCGACGGCATCGGGCCTATCTCCGGGTCATTGCTGGTCGGTGAGGGGTCGATGACCGATAGCCGGATTTCGGGCGAAGTGCTCAACGTCGACGGGAGCCATGTTCGCTCGATGGCGCTCGAGGCGTTCAGTACGGCGGACGTTGTCGCGGCGGTCGCGGCGGCGCACAGTCACATACAACTGTGGAATCCAGCGGGCAGCGGCAAGGTGCTGGTGCTTCATACAATACGAATGTCGCTCGAGGTGGCGGCGGTCGCGCGGCTGCATATCCAATCGTGGAATACGGCACTCCCGACATTCGTCGGAGCGGCATTCTCGATGCATGCGGGGACGGTGCCCGGTGGGGTCTATGGTCAGAGGCGGGTAACGACCAATGCGGCCATGATCGGGCAACCGTTGACGCTCGGAACGGTGAGCCAGGAGGCGCGGCCGATCGAATTGCGCGATCCGATCATCATCCCACAAGGCATGGGGGTCAATGTGATCTGCGGCACGGTAAACCTCGCGTTGGCGGGATCGCTCGATCACTACACCATCACGCTATGACCCATGAATCGGCTAATCGCAGCGGCGGCGCTCGTGCTCGGTGGGGTCGGGGTGTATCTGCTCGCGCGGAACTCGGAGGCGTCATACCTGCTAGACTTTTCCGGGGGCGATGCCGGGGGCGGGTGGGGCGATGCTGCGGGGTGGGATTGGTCGGCGGCGAGTGTGCCGGTGTTCGAACCGGTGCAGCCAGATAGGAGCTATGAAGACATGATCATTTCGGCGGGTGGAGCATCGCGCGGCGACCAGAATCTAGCCGCGTTCCTGATGATGATTCGAGCGGCCGAGGGCACAGACGGGCCGCGCGGCTATCAAACGATGTTCGGCTATCGGTACTTCGATTCGTTCGAAGATCATCCCCGGCAGCGGTTCGCCTTCAAGCAGACGGACGGCAAAACCAATTACACGACGGCGGCGGGCGCGTATCAGTTCCTCTCGTCGACGTGGGACAAGCTGCGCGCCAAGTTGGGATTGCCCGATTTCTCCCCGGCTTCGCAAGATGCGGCAGCGGTGGAGTTGATACGGGAGCGCGGCGCCTTGGCCGATGTGGTCGCGGGGCGCTTCGAAGCGGCGGTCGCCAAGCTCGGCACGATTTGGGCGTCATTGCCTTCGAGCCGCTATCCGCAGGGCAAGCGGTCGATGGAGTTCGTCCAAAAGGCTTACCAGCAAGCGGGGGGTGTCTATGCGTGATGCATTGGTAGTGGCGGGGGGCGTCGGGCTATTCATCGGCTGGCGCTATCTTCAGTCGCGGCGCGCGGTGGTGCCGGCAAGCTCGGGCGGCAATGGTGCGCCAAATGCGGTGGCCGATTACCTCTCGGGCAGCAATTCCCCGGATGTGGTGCTCGGTGCGCATCTGGGATATGGGCCGTTGCGCTCCGCGTGGGGCTGACCGTGCAGAACTCGAAAACCTTGGTCATGCTCGCGGCGGTGCTCGTGGCGGGCTATTTCATGCTGCGATCTTCCGGCGCGCAGGCGGCGACCGTGGCGCCGTCCGGGGCCGGTGCCTTGCCGGTGGGCGGCGGCGGTGGGGGTGGCGGTGGGGGTTCCATCTTCGAGAGCATTACAAAGGCGTTGACGGGGTCGGATGAGTCGCGCGGGTCGCCGAATGTGGTCGAGTCGATTTTCAGGGATGCGCCAGCGGGGGCGCCCACGCCGGGGCCGTTGCCGGTGTCGGTGGTCACGGTGCAGGATGCGCCGAGGGTGGCTGCGGCGACGGGGAGCGAGTCTCAGGAGGATTTCGATACGCGCATTGCTGCGTGGCATAAAGCGCGCATGGAGCGGTGGCACGAACAGCGGGACGGGGACTAGCGTATGCGCATCCAGGCGTCATTCGGGGCGGTGGTAGGGCTCGCGGTCGCGGCGGTGGGGGTCTATGTGCTGTGGCGGGCAAGCTCGGCGGCGGGTGCTGCGGTCGGGTCGGTCGACCGATGGGTGCGCGATGCGGCGCAAACACTCGGCGGGGCGGCGGCCGCGGCGGTCGATGCGGTGAATCCGGCGAGCGCGAATAACCTCGCGTATCGGGGCGTCAATGCGGGGCTCACGTCGGCGGCGGGGGCACCCACCTATGTGTCGGATGGCATCTTTGCCGTGTTCAATTCGGAAGCGCGGCGAGCGGAGCAGGAGATGTTCAATCCCGCGCCGTCGCCGAGTGTCTATGACCTGGAAGATGCGGAACTCGGGGCGGCGATGCGCGGGCCGGTCACCAATACGCCAGGGGGCGCGTTCATCGGCTACGGTCACGCATTCGGACGGAGGCGCTGATGGATGATCTGCTGAAGTGGTTGCCGTTGCTGAATGTGGCCGTCATACCGGCAGCATACGCGGCTTGGCGGCTATCGTTGGAAATGCAGGCTTGGCGCCTATTCATGGCGGAATGTCTCGATGATCGGCGCCGACTGTGGGCGACGGTTCGACCGATGGAACGCGAAATGCTGAAGCGAGGAATGCTCAATGGGATCACCTAATCAGTTCCGCATCGGTCCGGTTTTCAGTGATGCCGAAACAATCCCGGTAACGGTGACGGGGACAACGGCAGAAGTCGTCGTCTACAGTTGTGAGGTTCCGAGGTCGATCATCGGTTCGAGGGGTGTGCTCAAGTTGCAGACGTTGGCAAATATGACAAACTCGGCGAACAACAAAACGATACGCTGGCGATTGAACTCGCCAGTAGGGGCCAACTTCATGGCTTCAAACCTCGCAGCGGGCGCCGCGTCGATGGCGTTTGAAAATCGGCTATGGGTTCACGGCGATCAGTACAAGGGGAGTTGGGGCGGTATTCATGTTCCGATTGGTGCGGCGGCGCTGTTCTCAGGGGCGCTAGCCGATGTGGACAATATTCGGCTGTTCTTCTCGGTGCAGCTAGCCGTTGCGGGTGAGTTGTTCACGTTAGAGGGGGCGGCGGTCGAGGGCTGGTCGTTCTAGGGGGGGGGCGGGTATGTTTGAATTGAAAAGTCGGGCGGGTCAAAAGGATCGAGTGCCCAAGGAAGTAGATCGGCAGGTAGGCGGGCGGTGGGTGCGCGATCCGGTGCGCGCGGCGCATATCGTGTGCGATGCGGGCGTGTGGACTGTGTACGAGGATGGCGACGAGGTGCCCGAGAAGTACCTATTGGGGGCGCCGAAATGAAGCTGGGCGAGTATCTGCCATCGTTGCCGAAAATCTCTCAGGAGGTCATCGCGACGGTGCTCGGGATCATCGGCGCGGCGCTCATAATCCAGCAGTTTCCACGGCTCAAAAAGTGGGTGCGTGAAAACTCGATCACCTAGCGGCGGCAGTGCGGGCACGGGCACGCTTCGGCGGTGATGCGCTCGAAGCTCCCGTCGAGTTTCGCGGCGGCGACCTTGTCGGGGACGTTCCAGGCGCGCACGTAAGAGTCATAGCGCGGAGTGCCGGGGGCGATGCCGGCAACGGCGCGCGTCCATGCTTCGATTTCGGGCACGGTGACGGGGACGGCGCCGAATAAATCGAGCGCGGCCGAGGGGCGATGCATGCGGGGCATGGGCGTGTCGTCGGGAATCGGTCAGGCGTTATCGGCGCAGGAGGTACGCGGTCACGCTCTTGCATCATGTAAGCCCCTTACGGTATGCTGCGCTCGCAATCGGCGTTCCTGGGGCTTTCCTTATCCTGCGCTCGCAATCGGCGTTCCTGGGGCTTTCCTTATCTCCCCTCGATGCCGGTGCCTTCGGAGCGGCCGATTGCGCCTCGGGGAACTCAGACCGGCACATGGAGGGGTCCATATGTCAGATTCAGGAAAAGCGGCGCGCATCGCGGCCGTTCAAGCTCGCCTTGGTCGCTATATCGCGGTCGGTGAGGAAATCAACGCGGAGCTAAAGGCGCTCGGGCTAGACGTGCTCGTCTGCAATGGCGTGCGCAGGGTGCGGGGCGCGCAGGAAGCAATGCAGGGCGGGGTAGGTTACCAGCCGCGAGCGCGCATGCTGGCGGACCTGCTCGGGCGGGTGGCGTCATGAGCTATTACGCCAAGTTGATGGGGCATCGTTGCCTAACTACGGCCGAGGGTGCGAATGACGCGGATGCAATCGAGCGGTGCTTGGCTGACTCGGTCACGATGCGCTCAGCGAATCCGTCTCAAGTGGTGGTGGCGGTGTACTACCGTTACGAAAATGAGGATGTGCTGATCTACGCGACAACGCTTTCAAAATATCGGGCGGGGGTGGCGTGATGGCGTGCGATGCGGAAGTCCGGCAGGCGGAATACTGCGCGGAGCAGTGCTGTGGCTATGCCGAGGGCTGTCTATGCGTCGACTGCTCGCGGCGGGATCGGGTGCCTCAGTCAATGTATCTGGCGGATCGTCGGGATGCGCGGGCGATGTCTCTCTCAGAGCGTTACAAGCGGTGTTTCGGGGATCGCATCGTGACTCAGATGGGGGGTATCTGATGCGCTCGCTCATTGGTGCCATGCTCTCGGGGCTGTTCGGGCGCTCGGACCTGGGCGTGCCGCCCACGCCCGTGCTGATGCCGTTGTTTGCGCCTGCGATGGTGCGCTCGAATCGGCCGCATAGGCGCGAGCCGAATGACGGCTGGTTGAAGCTGTGGGCGGCGGACCACGTCGGGCGCGGGTTCGATTTTCCGATCTTCGAGCCGTTGCCGTCCGGTTATCTGTGGAAGCAGGACATAGACGGGCCTCGCTGGCGCATCTACCGGGTGCCGGCATGATGCCTGAGCGGCGCTGCGCGTGGTGCCGGCATTCGGTCGGCACGGTCGAGGGGCTTTGCTGCCGAGTGCAGGCGTGCGCGGTGGCGCGCAATGCCTTTTGCTATCGCTTCGAGCGCGAACCGGGCGCCGATGATGAATAGCGGGGCGCTCGGGGTCACGATCAATTATCGGGGGCTCGCGGCCGGGGTGATAGCCGGAATCGAGCGGGCCTCCGATTTTGAACTCGATCGCGGTCACGTTGCGGTGTGCCTGCGCTCGGTGCCGTCTCGCATGCATTCGGCCATCGTCGGCGCCTATGCTCGCCAGCATCGAGCGTCCGGCAATGCGGCGGCGAATCTGGCACTGCTCGATATCCGGCAAGCGTTCGCGGATGGTCGGCTCGACGTTGCCAGTTCTGAGGACGAAATCAGGCAAACGGCGGAAAACCGGGCCGCAACGATACGCGCGATGCTGGCGATGCGCTCGGGGCTCGCAAGCTCGGCGGACGTGGTGGCGGACTTGGTCGGCTACTGCCAGCGTCAAGGGGTCGAGGCGCCGCGCGTCGAGGTGCTTGCGGGGCTCGTGGCGCGGTTGTCGGATGCGGCATGGTGGCGCCGCGCGCTACGGCGCTGCATCGTGCGCCAGTGCGAGCGCGCATGTATCCGGGTCGGGATGGTTCACCGTCATGCATCCATCTATGCCAGCGATGAAGCGGTGCATCGTCGAGGGCAGCAAAAGCGGCGAAATGGTCGGATGCTCCAGTCGACCGAAGCGGTAAACGATGCCGGCCAAGCGTTCACACTGGCGGAACTCTCGGCGCGCAGCGTGAGCAATCCAAACATCCGGCGCGCGGAACTCATGACGCGCATTCGAGGCTTCGAGGAATGGGCGGTATCGCGCGGCGATGTCGGCGTGTTCTATACGGAAACCTTGCCAAGTCGATATCACGCGCGGCTGTCGGTGTCGGGCGATCCGAATCCGAAATATGACGGCAGTACACCCAAGGACGGCGCGCAGGCGCTCGGGCGCTCCTGGGCGCGGTGTCGCGCGGCGCTCGCGCGGGCCGGGGTCAAGCCTTACGGGTTCAGGGTCGCGGAGCCGCATCACGACGGGACGCCGCATTGGCACGTGCTGCTATTCATGGCGCAGGCGGAAGAGCAGGCATGTACCGAAATCATGCGTCGATATGCATGTGCCGAGGATGCGCACGAGTTGACGACGGATCGAGCGCGAGCGGCGCGGTTCACGGCGAAGCGGATCGATCCGCAGGTGGGCTCGGCAGCGGGGTATATCGCCAAGTACATAGCCAAGAACATCGACGGCGCCCACGTGGGCGTCGACGATGAGTCGGGCGTGGATGCGATCTACACAGCCGGCAACGTGGATGCCTGGGCGTCAACTTGGGGCATCCGGCAGTTCCAGCAAGTAGGCGGGCCGGGGGTCACGGTATGGCGGGAACTTCGCAGGATGCGCACGGAGCCGGTGCAGGGGGAATTGTTCGGGGATGCCTGGGCGGCGGCGGACGGCGGCGACTGGCGCGCGTACATCGCGGCGCAGGCGGTGCGCAAGGTGGCGCTATGGAAAGAGCCGGGCGCGCGTCTCAATCGCTACGGTGAGCCGGCAGCGGATCAATGCAAGGGGGTGCAGTGCGAGGGCTCGGAGGGCTCGCAGTGGGTGACGCGGCGGCATACCTGGGTCATGCGGCCTAAGCGGCGCAACGATGCCGGCTGGCTCGACGTGGGCCGGTGGCTTCGTCGGGGTGGGTCTGCTCTACCTTGGACTCGTGTCAATAACTGTACGGGCTGGAAAGGCTCGAAAGGGCTTTGGCCTTCAAAAACGGAGCCGGAATGGTTGACGGGTGCGGAGTTGGATCGGTGGCGCGCGGATCATCCAGGCGCGGATTGGGGGAAAGCATGACGGAATTGGAAGCACTCGCGGCGCGCATTGCGGACGTAAAGCGGGCGCCGTTGTTCATCAAAGCCGAAGCGGCGGATAAGGCGCTCGCGGCGCTGATGAAGTGGGCCGAGGGGATCGAGCGGAAACTACAGGAGTTAGAGCAATGCCGGAAAAAGTCGGAACGATGGCCTGCCTGGGGTGCGGGGAGAAAATCCCGGTAAAGCGGGGCGCGGGCGGCGCGCTGTCGGTGTGCTGTCCGTGGTGCGACCTGTCAGCGTACGCAAAGCGCGGCACGATGGCGTATCGAAACATTGAGGGGGGCATGGTGCCCGATGGGCCGGCGCCTGCCGCAAAAGGGGCGCCAGAGCCAGAGCCGGCGCCAGTTCCGGCGCCAAAGCCGGCCGCAAAGCCGGCAAAGGACAAGGGGGCTATGCCGTGGCTGAGTTGATCGAGGCAGAATCGGGCGATGGGGTGAACTGGTCGGCGGTCGACGCCATCGTGGACGGGGGCGGGGCGGGCGACGGCGAGCAGGCGACCGAAGCGGGCGGTGCGCCGCGAATGACGCCGGGGCAGGAGTTGGCCGGGCTACTCCAGGCGCTTGCGCAAATCATCAAGCCGGTTATGCCGACTGTCGCGGCGATCTATACGCCGGAAACCTGCGCGGGCATCGGGGCGGGAATCGATCCGGTGTGCCAAAAATACGGATGGTTGCAAGGGGGGTTCCAGTGGGGCGCCGAGCTACAAGCGGCCATTGTGGTGGTGCCCATTGTGATAGCCACGGCGGACGCGATACAACGCGATGTGTCGGCGCTAAGGGCGGCGAAGGCGGCACGAGAAGCGGCGCAAGAGCCGAGGGCGAGCGATGAGCCGGCAGAATCGTGAGGCGTGCATTGTGGCGCTCGTGGGGGGCTCGGGGTCGGGGAAATCGGCGCGAGCGCGCGAACTGTTGCAGGAGTGGGCGCCAAAGCGGTTGATCATCGTCGATCCGATGGACGAATACGGCGAGTTTGGGCGCCGATATGCGTCCATTCGGGGGCTGGTGGCAGGGCTCAAGGCGGGATCGATGCGGGTGCGGTTCGTGCCGTGGGGCGATCCGAAACAGCGGGTGATTCAGTTCGATAAGCTCGCCGGCATCGCCTACGCCATCGGGGAATGCACCTTCGTGGCGGAAGAACTCAACCTCTTTACAAAGCCATCCTGGGCGCCTGCGAACTGGTCGGACTGCGCGCTACGGGGGCGCCATAAGGGGATGCGAATCCTGGGAATCTCGCAGCGGCCGGCGGGCGTGGATAAGAACTTCTTTTCCAATGCAACAGTCGTGCGCTCGATGGCGCTTTCATACGATGACGACGTCAAATGCATGGCGCGGGTTCTGCGGGTGCCGTCTAATGACGTGCTCGGCATCACGCGGGAAAAGGGGGAAGGGTGGTTCGCGGGTCGGTACATCGAGCGCAATGTACCGACCAATTCGGTTACGCGAGGGGTGCTCTGCGTGGGCAATGTGCCGGCAGCGGTGAAAAAAAAGTTGTCATGGCCCGATTCGGAAAAGGGGTCCATTGGCTAGGGTCCATTGAGGGGGTTTCGTGACGCAAGCGCGGCGCCTGGGGCAACCTAGGCGCCGTTGTTATTCGTCAATCGACAATCGATCAATGGGGGTAGGAAATTGGACAA